TCTCGGGACTGCGCCCGTTTCATTTATCTTGCGTTGCAGCTCTCCGTAGCCTGCGCCGCCGCGCAGCGGAGCGCCTTCGCCGGAAAGCTCGTCCGCCATGCCGTCGCCGCCCTGCGGCATGGTGGGATCAAGCATCTGCTGCCCCTCCAGCGCCGCGATCAGCGCATCCTTGTCCGTGATCTGACCCGCCGGCAGTCTCTTGATGTATTCCACCGTGCTGATCTTGTTCTGCATCAACAGGTTATCGAGCGTCTGCATTTCCGCGATCTCGCTCCAATAGCTGCTCGCGCCGACGTCGAGCTTCACGCTGCACGGGATATTGCGCAGAGCGGAGAAGTCAAAGGAAATGATCTCCTTCTGCCCGCCGAACGGCGTGGGGATCTCCACATAGCGCGTCCCGTAATACTCGCCCATAAAGGCAATGTAAATGCGGCCCAGGTCCTCGATGCTCTGCAAAAGCGCCTGCTTCGTCAGCTCCATCGGCGTCGCCGCGGCGCGCTGCAGGGCGATGATGGCGCTCGTGTTGTCCGGTCGCGTATCGCCGAGGGCAACGTCCGTCGCGCCGAGGAATTTCTGCGTGTAGCTGATGGCAAGCTCGATAAACTGGCTGATCTGCGGGCTGATGCTCGCCGGGTCGATGATCTTTGCCACATTGTCCACGCTGCCGTTCACGGCGATCTGTGCGCCCACGCGATTCGACCATTTGGCGACCTTCGTCTTGTCATATATGATCTTTGGGTAGGCGAGCGTCATGAGCGAGATCATAGACATGGCGAAGAGCTTGTTGACAAAGATCTGGTTCGGGATCAGTCCGGTTATCATCGCCTGCCCGTGATAGCAATCATGCACGAAGTCCCACGGCATCCATGTTACGGGGTAAAGGCTGATGCCAAGGTCCGTATCCGCGCGGAGCTCCACGCTCTTGGTGCATTCGTAGCTGTGAACGTGCCCGGTCTCGTCGTCCTTCCACAGGTAGACGAGCACCGTCACCTTGTCGCCGCCCAGCTCGTCCATGTGGCTGTTTTCGCCCTCACTCTCGTCGGCGATGATGCTTTCGGTATCTGCCTCGTCGCCTCCGTAGCGGCGGGCGCGCTTGCGCGCCTCGCTCACCATCATGCGCCGCTCGATGATCAGGTAGGGCTGGCTCTGCACGTCGCGGTTGTTTGGGTTGCCGAAAAGCACCTGCGTGTTCTTGAGCACCTCTGTCCTGACGATGCCCTTGGCGTCCTGCCCGGTCTCCTCGTCGGGATCAAACCAGCTGAATGTGCAGCCGTCCCCGTCCACCGCCGCATTGCGGCAGAACTCACGAATGACCGCGCCCATCTTATTGCTTTCAAACAGCGCAAGAAACTGGTCGTTGAGAATGCTTGAAAGCGTCTCCAGCGTCTGCTTGTCTACGCCGCTGCTCGAAGGCATCGGGTTTGCGTGCAGCTTGAGGTTGTCCGTCGAAACGTTGGCAACGGAGAAGAGCACCACACGCTTGAGGAAATTGAATACCGGCGTCGGCAGGCCGTTGCTCTTCACGCCCTCCCACTGCTTTCCGACAAAGAAGTCCTCGTTCGTGCTCACGGTATCATAGAGATCGATGCCGTTGTTGAAGCTCACGCCCCTTTGGTATCGCGCGGCGACGCTATCCGGCGTCGGGGTAAAATCCATCATTTGTCACTCCCTCACTTTACATTTCCTGCGTACCGCAGCTGAATATCCGTCTCCAGCACCGTCGCTGTGGCGCTTGCGCTCACGCTCTTGAATACCAGCCGGTAGAAGGTCGCCTTTTTCACCTTGAGTTTCAGCCGCTTCACCTGCGCCTTGTGATTCGTGCGAAAGCTGAAATGGTTGAAATCCACATGGTTGAAGGTCGCTAAGTTCATTGCAACGACCTTCTCCGGGTAGTCGCTGCGGCGGTTGCTCTCCGCCGTCACCGTCACGCGCGCGTTGGCCTCCGGCTCGATCGCCACGAAGATCATAGGGCTGTATTTAAGCTGCCAGTCGCGCCCGAAATCCATCAGGCCGGTCGCCGCGTATGCGTCGATCTCGGCGCCGTCGTCGTTGCGGTAGGCGCGGGAAAGATGCTTGATCTTCCCATCCGCGGTAAAGCCGTATGCTTCGCCTTTGATGTCCAGCATGGCGAGGAACGGCATATTCGTGTAGATGTACCACGCATCGCTCGCGTAGTTGAGGATCAGTGCCGTGCCCTCGCTCAAAAACCAGAACTCATGCTCATTTTTGCGGTTGAAGGTCCGCGTTTTCTCCGGGGCAAAGCCCTTTACCGTCTCAAATACGCGGTCGCTCACACGCTTGGCATTGGTCTGATTGTCCGTGATGTAGCCGCTCGACGAGGTGGCCTGCCACTGATACACGCCGCCGGTCTCCAGCGTCAGCGGGTTGTTCTCCAGAAGCTGCGCCTGCCCCAGGGCCTCGTTGCCGATGCTTCGGTTCAGAGGTGTCACGTTAAATGCCGCCACCGTCATGCTGCTATCCAGCGTCATTGTGCCGTACTGTACGCTCCACGCGCTCCCGCTCTTGAACGCGATCATGCGCGCGTAGTGTCTCACCAGCGCCGTGATGGGCGTATTGCTCTCACCGATAGCGATCTCGTAAAGGTCGGGGAAGTAATCCGCCGTCGGAATACCGTCCGCATCGATGCCGGAATAGAGCGTCTTGCTGCTCCCGTCGCCGTAGAGAAAGACGCGCGTATCGTTCGCTCCGTTAAAGAGCTCCGAGTAGTGCATCCCCTCCACGTCGCTCCGCGCGCCGGTTCCCTTGCGGTAGGTCACCGTCACGGTGTTCGTGCCGCGCGCCGGCGCGCTCGCAAAGGTCAGCTTGCCCGCCGCAAGATCGCTCGTATAGGTCACGTCAGTGCCCTCTACCGCGATGATCTCGTCCGCCTCTTTTTCAGGCAGGTAAAAATCCTTTGCCTCGCCGTCCGGGCTGTACCGTACCTTTCGCTTGCCCGTCAGGCGGTTCAGATTCTCCAGCAGCGTGCCGCTGCCTGCCGGTGTGGTCGCCGTCATGACCGTTGGGATGTATCCCTCCACAGCGGAAAAGCTCTTATCCGCGCTCCCGTCCCAGCTCATGTATTCGTGTCCATTGAGTAGGTATACCTTGCCGCCGAAGCCGAAAAAGTGCGTCGTGTCCTGTGTGCATTGCCCGACGACCGTCGCCGTCGAAAAATCCGCGGCAACATCAAAGATCAAGCCGCCGAACGCGCACAGCAGATGCCATGCGGCCCCCGCAATGCCCTCCCACGCGCCGCCAAAGGCCGGGGAAGCGGTCGGGGCGGTGTGGGATGCCACCCAGGTCTCCCATGCCGTCTGAAGCGTCAGAACGGTCTTTGTCCCGGGCCGCACCTGCAAATGCCGGTCGCGCGTGATCTTAAAATTGCGCATCTCGGAGAGCTCTCCGTCGCGGATCTTGGTGTCGCCGTCCGGGTTCTCGTTCAGTCCGAGAAATGCATTGATCTTCATAACGCTTGTGCTGCTTCCTGCGTTGATCCGTCCCATGTTATCCTCCGTATGCCATATAGTCCTCGCTCATTTCGCCGCCGGTCATGCTCTCGTCGTAATCGACCTCGCCATCCTCCGGCTCCTCGCGCACCTCCGGCATCTGCGCCCCCAGCGTGCGGGTAATGGCGTAATACCGAAGGGAATCGCAGTTCTTGAGAACGATTCCGCCGCGAATGAGGTAGTTGTGGCAGTCCTCAACGGTCATGTTGTAAACCGGCTCAATGCCTGCCGATGAAATTCTTTTTACTTTCATATATCTTACTGCACTTGCACAGTGCGCTCCGATATGTTATAATAACTTTGAAAGGTGGTGTTCCCTTGCAGATACACGAAGAAACGCGCGTTGTCCGATACATCGAATACGATGGAAAACGGTTTTATGAAGACAAGAAAGGGTATTGGCTCGGCCAAGAAGTTGGCCCAGATGGTCGCCCGCGCCGCATTCGTTTGCACATCTATGTATGGGAAAAATATAATGGCCCTGTTCCGGAAGGATACGACATCCATCACATCGACCATGACCCGTCCAACAACAAAATTGAAAACCTTGTTGCCATGCCGCAATCGGAACACCACAAGCTGCACATGTCAGAACGCGGGCATGAAAGCTTAGCTTATGTGATGGATACCTACGTCCGCCCCAAGGCGATTGAATGGCACAAATCCGAGGAGGGGCGCAGGTGGCATCGAGAACAGTATGCAAACACGCTTGCTCCGCGCTGGGAGGAGCGTATCACCATGATCTGTCAGCAATGCCGAAAGTCCTATGAGGTGTCGCCTTTGATGCGGGGCCATTCCCGCTTTTGCTCAAACCGATGCAAGACGGCATTCCGCTATCGCTCCGGTTTGGACAATGAAGAACGGACCTGTCCGATCTGCGGCAAGGTCTTTATCACCAATAAATACTCCCGCACAAAAACCTGCTCTAAAGAATGTGCAAACGCGCTTACCTCTCGCACGAAAACTGGAGTATCTCGTCAGAAGAAGTGAGCTCGCGCACTTCTTTCCAACCGGCCTCCGTCAACACTTTGTGATTGGCGGTGGCCTTAAATTTTGTTCCGTCCTCAAGCTCGACCTCAAAAACCTCTGCCGCAGCCTGCGTCATACATGCGTAGTCAAACGGTTTTATTGTGATACCATATCCGTCCCAGCAATAACACTCGCCCGAATTGCCGACCAATTCTCTGATTGGCTTTTCTCCTTGCGTTGTGCAAATCATTGTGTCTCCTGACACGCAAATATGTGTGATGTCGTGCGGCTCGGTCGCGCAGTCGCTCGCATTCTTCGCGTCGTGCTGGATAACGGGCAGATTGCGGATCAGTCCGGTGCAGTCCCGCGTTACCAGCAGCCCCGGGCGGTCGTTATCGCTCCTCAAAGGCTTTAGCATTTCCTTGAGCGCCATCCAGCCCTGCACGCGGTTGTTGCTCGCCCGCAGAAGCCCCACGCCGTTTTCGGCGTACAACTCCGCCATGCTCCGCCCGCTGTCCTTTTGGCGGTTCCACATATCCGGCGGGGCGATGGTAAACTCGATGTGCTCGTAGTCCGGCGTGAGCGAAAGCATCAGCTTCGCCGCCTCCGATACGATCAGCCCGCTTTGCTGCACCTCGCGATAGACGTAGCTCCTGCCGTCAAAGTCCTGCGCGATCCAGAGACAGGCGAACATGTCGAGACCGTAGTCGAACGCGCGGTATTTCTTCCACTCCGCGGGGATGCGCACAAATGGTTCAATGACGTGCGTCTCCGGTCGGAACTCGGGAAAGAACGTGCCCGCCAGCGCATCCCAATCGCCGTATCTGTGGGCGCGGCGGATATCCTCGGGCAGCAGGTCCAGCATCTGCTTGTATTCGGGGGACGCCGCCAGCAGCTGCGGGTTGTCGTCCACCGTCGCTGGGATAAAGGTGTAATCCTCAGCGCGCTCGCCGTCGCGGTATTCGCGGTCGATGAACAGCCGCTTCACCCACAAATGGCCGATGCCGCCCGGGTTGCAGGTCAGATACATTCGTCTCGGGACGCGCGTCGCACCGCGCAGACACGCGCCCAGCGTGCGGAATTGGCTCTCCGTGAACTGCGTCGCCTCGTCCATGAAGATCCAGT